CGATGTGCTCACAGAGCTGGCAAAGGATAGCTACTGGTGTGTCCGCAGGAATGCGGCAGGGAATCCCAACACTCCCGCCGATGTGCTCACAGAGCTGGCAAAGGATAGCTACTGGTGTGTCCGCAGTTATGCGGCAGGGAATCCCAACACTCCCGTCGATGTGCTCACGGAGTTGGCAAAGGACAACAACTGTGATGTCCGCTGTTTTGTGGCAGAAAACCCCAGTACTTCCGCCGATGTGCTCACAGAGCTGGCAAAGGATAGCTACTGGTGTGTCCGCAGGAATGCAGTAAGAAACCCAAACATGCCCGGTTACGAAGCGGAAGAACTTCAATTTATGGTAAAAGATACCTATGTGTCAGTACAAGGTACTACTCATATCTGGTATAAACACAACTATCCCAATGTTGCTCCATTTTATACATGTGGCTGTTTTTATGGATCACGAGAGCAATTGTTAATGAGAATTTACACTACTGATAATCAAGGTAGAGCGGCTGAGCGAATGAGGATACTGAATGCCCTCGACGAAAAATTCAAAGAAGTGTTTAACCGGTAAAAAATAAAAGCGATGCTATACGAAATCAAACTGAAAGTCAACAAGGAGAATATCAAGGGTGAAGTGAAAGAAGTCATCGAGCACTACATCACCAACGTGGAGTATTTCGCCGAGGCCGAAGCAAAAGGCGTTGAACAATACGATGATTGCGATGTAATCTCTATCACCCGCTCGAAAGTTGTCGAGATAGTCAACGAGAAGGAAGAAGACAAGCCCTTCTACAAAGCCACGTTGATAGACATATTCATCGATGACAACGGCAATGAAAAGGAAACGAAGTACTACAACCTCGTTTGCGCCAAAGACATCACCGAAGCCAACCGCCTTATGCAAGAACACATGAGACAAGGCCTTAACGATATGCGGTTGGACGGAATTGTGAAAACCAAAATCATAGACCTGATATAGGAGCATAATGTGAGACATTCCCGCAAGCCGAACCGGGTATGTGGTCGAGCACCATACGGAGGAAGGAACTGCGGGGAGAAATAAGCCATAAGTGTTTTAGGTGGTATCGGCAGTGGTTCAAACGGGAGAGCGGTATAAGTCGAGTATAAGGAGCGAATATACAGTTGCGGGTTCGAGTCCCGCCTGCCGAACAAAAAGAGAAAGATACAATATAATGGAAGAACAAGCCACATACAATAGAAAAATAAAATATGATGTAGTGATAGGGATAGACCCCGACGTGGAGCGCAGCGGACTTGCCATACTAGGACTATACGACATGAAGCTGACGGTTAACAGCCACCCGTTCCCGGAGTTGTTGGAAATCGTCCGTTCGGTGGCATTCGAAGGTGCGGAACTCGGCCATGCCACCGTGGTATATGTCGAGGCAGGTTGGAAGAACAAATCCAACTGGCATTTGTCACCGAAGGACACACGGGCGAGCGCAGCCAAGAAAGGCGAGCATGTAGGTCGCAACCAAGAGACCGGTCGCAAGATAGTCGAAATGCTGAGGCATTACGGAATACAAGTCATGGAGCAATCCCCATTGCGCAAGTGCTGGCAAGGGAAAGACGGAAAGATCACCCATGAAGAATTGAAGCGGTTGTGCCAGATGAGCGGGATAGAGTTTAACAGACCCCGCAGCAACCAAGAAGAAAGGGACTCTGCCCTGCTCGCTATCATCTGCTCCGGATTGCCCATTAAATACAAGGTTGTCGAATCTGAAATAAACAAAGAAAATACGCTATGAAAACGAACCAACTGATGAAAAGGCGAATGGGTAACATAGATGTGACCCAACGTACCAAAGACGGATTTTTCTGTGCATCCGAATTGTTGAAACAGTGGAACGAAGGCAACAACCACAAGAAAAATGTTAACCACTATCTCGAAAACAGTAAGACAAAAGAGTTTATAAAAGCTCTTATAAATGACGACGATCAAATTCGGAATTCCGAAAAACCTATAAATCAAATACTTATAATAAATAAATCGAGAACCAACAAAGACGGGAGCAAAGAGGCAGGGGCTGTTTGGATGTCGCCCTTACTGTTCATCGATTTTGCAATGTGGATTAACCCGTCGTTTAAGGTTAAGGTGTTGAAATTCGTCTATGACGAGATGATAAAGTATCGCAACGAAGCCGGCGATGCCTACAACAAACTAGGCTCGGCCGTTTCAAAGATCGTTCGGAAAGACTTCATGCCCCAAGCCATGCAGAAAGTAGGCGAAGCGTTGAACTGGATTGTGTTCAACGAGCATGAAAGGAATATCCGCAACCAATACGGCGAAGAAAAGAAACAGCGGGAATTGTACGAGCTGGAAAGAAAAGTCGCCGACCTTATCAACGAGGGCTTTATCAAGAGCTACGACCAAATGATAACCTATCTGAAAAACGTTTACCGGCACAAGTACATGCCGGCTGTATTCTCATAACACAGAATTGTTAAAACAAAAATAGCCATGATTATAGCCAAGCAAGTTATATCCTCCATTATCGAGGAAAAGAAAAAGAATAACAAGGAGCCCTCCATAGCGAGCTTTACCGAGATACAGTCGGTGGTTATCCAGTCGCTTAAATCCGAGATAAACGAGCTATGCAAAACCGGTGAGATTGACAAGCACAAGACCCTGAACGGGTGGGCATTTTCAATCACTGAAACCACAAATTGAAAAAATGTTTAATCATTTGATTTACAGATATTTATATTTGTCAAAAAGTAAATAATATATTAAATTTACCATGTAATAAATAAGAATAATTATGAGCACAATCTTACAGTTTCCCAACCGTTTCACGTCAGTGGAAATTGTCATATTATGAGTAAAATTCATGAGTTTATAAAAAGAAAATAGGAACTAAATATACATGGGACGAAATAGAAAAATGGGATTGGACTATTTTCCTTTTGACATAGACACATTTCAAGATATAAGAATACGAAAGTTAATCAAGTATCAAGGCGGTAAAGCTATGACGGTATATGCTCTCCTGCTATGTCTTATCTACAAGGGTGGGTACTACATGATGTGGGACGAAGAGTTGCCCTTCATTATTTCGGAACAGACCGGGTTTGAAGAGGCATATATATCAGAAGTGATTAAGAGCTGTCTGGCACTGGGGTTATTTTCCAAAGAATTATTTGAAATGGAACATGTGTTGTCATCGAAAGGAATACAGGAACGATACAGGGACATTTGCAAACAGATCAATCGGAAATGCGATTTCGTCGAATATTCCCTTATTTCTTCCGAGGAAAAACATATTTCCTCCGAGGAAATGACTATTTCTTCCGAAGAAATGCCCATAAACTCTGAGAAAATACCACAAAAGAAAATAAAAGAAAAAGAAAAAAAAGAAATACTCTCTAACGAGAGTATAAAGAAAAAAGCGGCGTCCGCCGCCACGCACGAAAGGAAAGAAGCCTTTTATCATTCCATTATCCCTTATGCCGACAAGTACGGGAAAGAAATGCTTCGGGCATTTTTCGACTATTGGTCGGAGATGAACGCCTCCCAAACGAAAATGAGATTCGAGAAACAGCCCACATGGGAGCTCTCCAAGCGGCTCGCCACATGGGCAAACAACGAGAAAAAGTATGAAAAAAATAGAAGAGCTGCTACCGGAAAGACCAAACAGGAGCGATATGCAGAGTTTGCAGAAGCCATCGCCGCCAAGCTGGCAGCGGGAGATACTGGCAACCTACAAGACGGGGGAGAATCTGCTTTGCCTTTTTAGCCCTGACAAGCAGACGGAATACTGCAAAAACGAGGAGCGTTGTTTCACCGGACATGCACCGAGCATAGCCCGTGTATCGAGGACGTTCGGGGGCCACATCGCCGAGTCGTGGCTGGAAATACAGCTTCTCGACCTCGCCGAATTTTCGGGAGTCCGCAAGGACGGAATGACGGAAAAGGAATACGAGGAGATAGCCCGTATCATCATCTCCGGCTATGGTGATTTCAAGCTCACCGAGTTCATGGTATTCTTCCAGCGGTTCAAACAAGGGCTTTACGGGACGTTCTACGGAGTTTTCGACCCTATGGTGATAACAAGGTCTCTTCGAGAGTTCAGAGCCGACAGAGAAAAACTATTGCGGTTCTATGAGGACAAGAAACGGCAGGAGGAAAAGGAACGGGAATGGGAACGAATCAGAACCACCAGCCTCACGTTCGAGGAATGGGAAGAGCTCAAATGGCTGTTTAACATGGGATATGAAATGAATGATTTGAAGCAAAATTAAGAAAGGAGAAATGACATGGAAATAACATTGATAGCGGGATTAGCCATTCTTTTTATTACGCTTGTAATATTTATTTATCTTGACATAAGGAATGACCGAGTATATGTTTTCTCGAAGCATATTATCAACTGTTCCCATGAAGAAGTTCAGCGAGTTATCTATGAAGACATAGACAGAGCTAAGCAACTATATAGCCGATTAGACGAGATATACAATAGGAATAGCTACGACGAAATGCTTTACAGCATAAGGCCTCTCAAAGTCAAATATTGGTTCACCGAGGAGGAAATAAAAACTTTTAATCTCAGTGACTTATGAGGATAGGGTTGTTAGATGTAGATCATACAGTAATTAGGCTACGGGTAAGACTATTCGAGACTGCCGTGGACTGTCCAAATTATTAAAACAAATTGAGAATTACAGCAAAAAGGAAAGTTAAGTATGAAAGACATAGAGCTTTACAACGATTCGTTCCAAAATTATAAAGTCTATGGGCTGCCAAAAGCCCAGCTGATTATAGCAGATGTGCCGTATAATTTGGCGAATAACGCCTACGCCAGCAACCCCGCATGGTATATCGACGGAGACAACAAGAACGGCGAGAGCGCATTGGCAGGCAAGCAATTCTTCTCGTCCGACAGCGAGTTCCGTCCGGCAGAGTTCATGCACTTCTGTTCCAAAATGCTCGTGAAAGAACCGAAAGAAGCCGGCAAGTCCCCCTGCATGATACTGTTCTGCGAGTACGAACAGCAATTCAAATTCATAGAGTTAGGACGCAAATACGGGTTAAATCACTACATACCGCTGGTTTTCCGCAAGGACTTCTCGGCGCAAGTGTTGAAAGCAAACATGAAGGTCGTCGGCAACTGCGAATACGGTCTTATCCTTTATCGGGACAAGTTGCCCAAATTCAACAACAACGGGAGAATGATTTTCAACTGCTTCGACTGGGTGAGGGACAACACCACGCCCAAATGCCACCCTTGCCAGAAACCTGTCCCGCTTCTCAAACGGTTGATAGAGATATTCACGGACAAGGGCGATGTTGTCATCGACCCGTGCGCAGGAAGCGGCACAACCCTGTATGCGGCAGCCTCATTGGGAAGAAAGGCATATGGCTTCGAGGTCAACAAACAGTTCTATAACGACGCAAATGAAAAGGTCTTGAAAAGAATACAAGTCAGTTTATTTCAATAAATTATAAAAATCATACAGATATGGGAGAAACCGAACTTATGAAAGGAGGAGAGCAATGAAAGCAAAAATTAAATCGACTGGCGAAGTCATAGAGGTATCACGGATAGAAAATATTATCACCAAAAGAGGAGTGGAGCGTCAATATGTTGATAACAAGCGTAGTTGGTGTACATACGTGCAATCAGAGCTTGAATTTATTAAAGAAGAACCACACAAGAACATTGATTGGGAGCAACGCAGGTATGAGATAGCCAAAGATATGATGACTGCTGCTGAACAACATAACAATGATACAACAGGATTCAAAAATACAATGGCACAAGCGCAATATGCAATAGAATGTGCCGATGCGCTCATAGCAGAATTGAAGAAAGGAGGAGAGCAATGAGAAAAACGATATTAGATGCCTGTTGTGGGGGAAAGATGTTCTACTTCGACAAACATGACGAAAGAGTTCTTTTTCAAGACATTCGAAAGGTCTCTACTCATTTATGCGATGGTAGATCATTTGAAGTAAATCCCGACATACAAGCCGACTTTACAAATATGCCATATGAGGATAAATCTTTTTCGATGGTAGTTTTCGATCCGCCTCACTTATTAAGGAATGCTGGAAAGTCAAAGATGGCAGATATGTACGGACGTTTGAACGAAAAAGCATCGCCAACAGGCTACCAACAAATTAAATACGGAGCTCTGTATTCAGATTGGCGTGATATGCTGGCAAAGGGATTTAAAGAATGTTTTCGAGTCCTGAAACCCGGAGGATTTTTGATTTTCAAATGGAACGAGACCGACATCAAAGTGTCGGAAGTTCTCAAACTCACACCTGAAAAACCAATATTCGGGCATATATCCGGCAAACGTTCTAATACACACTGGATTTGTTTCATGAAAGAAATTATAAAGGAGGAATAAGATATGAAGATTAAATTATTGCAAAGATTAAGGAATGATATTTTACAAAATTTTGAATATCATGATGGTGGATGGAGTGGATATTATAGAGTTATCTATAAAGGAACGAGGTATGAGTCAGAAATAGTAAGCGGTTTAGATTATTTTCTTACAGGTGGATACTGGTTTATTAGAAAAGTTATTATCGAAGAAATAAAAAAAATGAGAGAAAAGTCTGATATTAAATTTATGTATATAAAAAAAGATAGTTAGATGATTAAAGGAGGAATAAGAGATGAAGAAAATAATGTTCAATGATAAATACGGACTCACCCAAGCCGTACTTGAAGGTCTAAAAACACAGACAAGGCGGATAATTACTCCTCAGCCGACATATCAGGATAATTGCGGAATTTGCTGGAAGGGTTATGCTTACGGTCTTAGTCTTAGTAATGAGCTGTTAGGCTGTTACATAAATTTTGTATCAGGAACTGAATATGACAAGTCGTGCAAAAGATACAGGAAAGGAGAGTGTGTTGCAGTGGCACAGAACTATGGAGACTGTGGAAATCTTCCTGATTATGAGCTTGACGAGGAAGGGTATCCAATAATGCCTAAAAGAAGCGGATACTTCAACAAAATGTTTGTCCGTGCCGGCCTTATGCCCTACCAAATCCGCATAACCAATGTACGTGTTGAACGGTTACAAGATATTTCAGATGAAGATTGTTTGAAAGAGGGAATAATAAAAGGCAAAGTCGGCAGTGAAGATACCCATTTTATGGACGCATATTATATTCCGACATTAAAAAAAGATCCTTTTTGCACGCCACAAGGGGCTTATTCATACTTAATCGACAAGATAATCGGTAAAGGCACATGGGAGAGAAACCCCTATGTATTTGTGTATGATTTTGAATTGGTAAAGTGAAATTATGGAAGTAGATAAAATAAAGGCATTTGATTATATGCTCCACCTTTTTGAAGAGTGGCGGGATAATCATGAAACGATTAAGGGCAAGCCGTTTCCTAAACTTACAGCCATGAAACTGCTGTTTTTGGCTGCTGCTCCTAAGAAAGATGGAGGCGATGACCTTTTAGACATATTCGATAATTTCTATGCTATGCCATATGGCCCGGTAGAAATTGATGTGTATAATGCGATTCAGGAAGACAAACTTCCTTCGTTTTCGGTTAAATATCGTAGTATTGAACCAAGAGAAGGTGCGGAACCATATAACGCAAAAAGATATAATGACAAATTTTATCACAGAGTAAGAAATGCGGTAAATGACCTGAGAGAGAAAAACGAAAAATTGGTATTACTAAATGCTTTTGAACTAGTAGAGATTACTCATAGATGGTCTAGTTGGAATCTGGCGATGGGTTTTGCTGTATTTATGAAGCAAATGAGTGCCAAGATGTCTATTGATTCTATTAGGGATTCAAGCAAGATATTCGATTTAAAATGAAATATAATCATGGAAGGAAAAGAAGTAGGAGTATAGATGAAAGGGAATGCCTGTACATTCCCATAGAAAGCGAAATCACGCACTTTTCTTATCGCTCACCAAGAACGAAAAGTATTTAGACCTTTTAGGGTAAATCTTTTTACCGTTCTTGATGATATAACGGCAGAATATGCGGATTTTCCCACTTTCATTTTGAACTTGATCTTTCACATTAACACCTCCTTTCCGTTTTGCCTGCCGACCTGTATCGACAAGCTATAAGTTGCACCCTGTCAAGTGCAACTAAAAAAAGCCCAAAGTTACAGGACATTGGGCTTAATGTCTTTCTCACACGAGAATGGACAAGATGATGGCGAATGACAGTTCGCCGGATCGGAGGTGTTAATGTTCCGAATCAAGTTCGATGCAAATCGACTTCGATATTTAGTTATCAAATATCAAATTAACTCTTTTAATAGTTTAGTTAACATTGTTGTATTATGAGTAAAAAGAAAATCTACATCTCCCTACCCATTACCGGCAGGGACTTCGATGAAGTGGAAAGTGAAATACTATACGTTTCGGGAGTCCTCGAAATGAAAGGATACCGTGTCGTCACACCGATAGACTTCGATGTAAACCCCGATTTGGACAAACCCTATCATGAACTTCTGGGAAACGACATAAAGGCGCTTATGGAATGCGACATGATATGTCTTTGCCCCGGTTGGGAAAAATCCAAAGGCTGCCAGTTAGAACATTTTGCGGCCAAACTATGGGATAAAGAGATAATTGAATTTGATCTGAAATAAAGCAAGAATTTACTTGCTAATCAGATTGATTTTTAGTATATTTATATAAGTTTTAGGTTATTGTTTTAGGATATGAGCAAAGGTAAATTTAACGATGTCAAAGATGACATCATCTCCTATATAAGGGAGGGGGATTCTAATATCTTAGCCTGTAAAAAGGTTGGTATTAGCAAAGAAACATTTTATACTTGGATAAATGACAAACCTGACTTTTCTGACTCTTTAAAAAAGGCGAGAAAAGAGTTTCGTGAAACTATCGTTCAAACGTTGGAGCAATCACTTTGGAAGCGTGCTGCCGGTTATGAGATTGAAGAGTCTAAAAATGAATATAGAACTTTAAAGGACGGGAGTAAAGTGCTTGTAAAGTCAAGCAAAATAACGAAGCACTTCCCTCCGGATACTGGTGCACTTATATTTGCTTTGACGAACTTAGACCCTGAAAATTGGAAAAACAGACAGGATAACAGGCTTTCTGTCGATGATGGCATAAGCGGATTTAAAATATCTGTTGTACATA